CAAGAGGATCTTAAATAAAACAAGTAGGCGGTGATATAGAATATACAATCTACGACCCTTCAATTTTAAAAATTGTAGATAAAATGTTTTTAGATAGAGATAAAAAAATAAAAGGCGGCGAAATGAAAGAAAGTGAAAAACAAGATCGACAAAAGAAAGCTGTAGGCTCAGTAGCTCAAAAAGCTTCTGAAGGCGCTGACTCTCTTCTAGCTGCTGCTAGACAAGAAGTTTCAGATATTAATCGAGAAGAAGAACAACTAGAGTTACCGTTTATACCAAAAACTGATACAGCTCCTGTTCAAGAAGGAGCAGAAGAATTAAAAGTCCCTGCTCCTATATTAGCTTCTATTTGGTTTTCTGAAAATGAAAATCCTCCTTTAGAAGAAGAACTTGATCCTTTTGAAGATGCGGTGATTGAGGCGTTAGTTGAAGACGAAAGTACATTTGAATTTAATGATAAAGTATATGATATTAATGAAGCTTCCGAGTTAGAAGAAGACACTGAAGAAACAGAACGCTTAGGAAAATTATTCGGCGGAAGGGTAGAAAAATTGATGCGTAAGGCAGCCAGTAAAGGAAATAAAAAGCCGCTAACATTTTTAGAAAAAACAAGAGAAAAGGCGAAGCTTTTTAATAAAACGTTTCGGAAGGCATTTGATTTTAAGACTCTAAAGCAGCCACAAGCTTTAAAAACAATGATTCCAACAGAGAATGTAGCGAGTAGTTTTCCTAGCTCCACAAGAAAAAAGAAAGCGGACGGTGGTGAAATGGCAGTGCCTCCTGAACTAGAAGACACATACCCAAATATTCCTCCAGAAGAAATGGAAGAAGCTAAAGCATCACAACTTCCTGACACTCAAATGGAAGAAGAATATGCAGAGTTTATTTTAGATGAATCATTAAATGAAAACGACCAAACATATTTAATGAATGCTTTAGAACAAGACGAAAAATTAAGCATCATCTTTGACAGAGTTATGGATGTTGCAACAGAATTTTCCGGTGCAGGCCCAGTAAAAGGCAACGGCACTGGAGTATCAGATTCGATACCTGCTAGGTTATCGGACGGTGAATTTGTTTTCACCAAAAAAGCCGTAGATCAAATTGGCGCAGAAAACCTCCAAAAAATAATGGACGAGGCAGAACGTGCTAATGACGAAGCTAACGGTAAACTGCAAATGCAGTATGGCGGAATGGTTATCGACGATGAAGATCCAACATCGTATGAGAAATCTTTTTTGGGTTCTTCAGAAGTTTCAGAAGACTTAAAAAAAGAAATGCTCAAGTCTAACCAAATGCCAAGACAGCGGTAAGGCTACCTAAATTTATTTAGCCCCTTACTAATTTTTTTTAAAACCTAGAGGCCACCTTTTATAATCAAGCCCTTTAGTTGTTTAGCTAACAACAGAGCTACCTTGAAAGATTAAAAGCCCCAAAAGGAGTGTGATAAGATGTCAGAACAAATTGAAGTAGAAGAAACAGAAGCCAACCCATATAACTTGAAGAAAGACTGGCACGAGCCGGATAAGCCTTCAATGGGTACAGCAGATGGATTATTTTTTGAGAAACCACAGGCCACCTCTAAGAAAGAAGATAAATCTTCCGAAGCAGCCCCTGAAGAAAAAGCTCAAAAAAAATCATCAGATTATAAAAAACGATACGACGATCTAAAGAAACATTACGATCAACGGATTGCTGAATTTAAACAAAAAGAACTAGAACTCCAAGCTTCTGCAAGCGAAAAGGTTATTTCAACCTCTCCGCCTAAGACACCTGAAGAACTAGAAACGTTTAGAGAGAAGTATCCAGATCTATATGAAACCGTAGAGACAGTTGCACATCTTCGTACAGAAAAGCAAACAGAAGCTTTAAAAGCTAAGTTGGCTGTTCTAGAAGAACGTGAAGCAGCTATTTCACGCAAAGAAGCAGAAGAAGGTTTGCGGTCTAAGCACCCAGACTTTGACGAGCTTCGCAGCAGCAGCGAGTTTCATGAGTGGGCTGAAACACAACCCGATCAAATTCAAGATTGGATTTACAACAACCCTAATAATGTTACTTTAGCAATCAAAGCTATTGATCTTTATAAACTGGAAAATAATATTTCTTCTAAGTCTTCAAAACGCAAGGCATCCAAGTCACAGTCAACCGGATCAGCGGCAGACATGGTATCTACTAAAACAACTACTGTAGATTCTAAACAGCCAAAGATTTGGACAAGGCGGGAAATCGCTGCCCTATCTATGAACGACTATGATAAATTTGAACAAGAAATAGATCTAGCCGTTAAAGAAGGCAGGGTACAACCCTAATTTTATTCTTTTTTTAACGAGGTAACACATCATGGCTTTTAACCAACCAGACGAAAACTTTGCACAAACAAGCGGCAGTAACTTTGCCAATAATAACTTCCTACCTGAAGTATACTCGAAAAAGGTTCTTAACTTTTTCCGTAAAGCTTCTGTAGCTGAAGCTGTAACTAACACCGACTATGCCGGTGAAATCGCTTCTTTTGGCGACACTGTAAAAATCATTAAAGAGCCTACTATCACTGTAGCTCAGTATGAGCGTGGCGCTGACATCACTAAAACTGTATTAACAGACACTCAGTCTACTCTTGTCGTTGATACCGCAAACGCTTTCAAATTCATCGTAGATGATATTGAAACTAACATGTCTCATGTCAACTTTAAAGAGATGGCTTCTTCATCTGCGGCTTACGCTTTGCGTGATGCTTTCGATAAAGGCGTTCTTAATACTCTGGCGGCAGGCGCTCAAAACAGCTTTGACCGTTTTGGTGACGGTGAAACTGCTGACCACACTATCGGTTCTGATAGCACTGATGATATTACTGATCTAGATACAGCTGTTGGTAATATCGACATCGGTTTCGGTTCTAGCGAAGTAGATCCTCTTGACGTACTAGCTCGTATGGCTCGTTTGCTTGACGAAGCTAATGTACCTGAAGAAGGTCGTTATGTAGTAGCTTCTCCTGAGTTCTACGAAGTGTTGAGCCAATCTGCATCTAAGTTGCTTTCTGCTGACTTTAATGCCGGTCAAGGTTCTATCCGTAACGGTCTAGTTAGTTCTGGTAAGCTACGTGGCTTTGATATGTACAAGTCTAACAACTTGCCTACGCAAGCTAATGCCGCAGGCGTTGTTATTGCCGGTCACGTATCTGCTTGTGCTACGGCTCAAACCATCGTAAATACTGAAGTGATCCGTGATCCTTCATCTTTCGGTGACATTGTTCGTGGTTTACACGTATACGGAGCTGACGTATTACGTCCAGAAGCTATCGTAACTGCTCACTACGGTATCGACTAGTAGTAAGCAATAGCTTGAGGGGTGTAAAAGCCCCTCTTGTTTTTTTTTTAGGAGGATATATGTCCACAATAGGTAGCGATAAAAAGCCTATACGGTTAGGGACTAAAGGAAAAGTAAGGATAAGTAGCTCTGTTTATTCAGGCGAAGCTAAAAAGAAATTTAATGATAACTACGATAAAATCTTTGGAGGCTCAAAAGATGTACGACAAGGAAAAAAAAGAAGTTAAAGAACAAACAACTAAAGATAGCTATGGTAAAGGTAGCTATTCAACTATTAGCGAAATGGAAAAAACGTGTGGCGGTAAAGCCAACTATAGTGAATCAGGTCTACGTAAACAGGAAGACTAAAACATGGCTACAACATATCTTGAATTAACTAACATGCTATTGCGGGAATTGAATGAAGTTGCTCTTACTGCGGCTAATTTTGATGCTGCTATAGGCGTTCAACAACATGTTAAAGATTCAGTCAATAAAGCTTATTTTGACATTGTTATAGACGAACCTAAGTGGCCGTTCTTGGCTGTGGCTACAAGCGGCACAACAAACCCAATGTACGGCAACAAACAAATAGAAACCGTTGCCGGTACACGTTGGTACGAATTAAAGCCTTCTAGTGATAGCATTAAAAACGACTATGGCGCTATAGATTGGGATAACTTTTATCTCACTACAGAGGGCGTTACAGGCGAAACAGCTCCATACGAAGGAGAGAACCTCCGGTTTATGACAACCGAAGACTGGAAAGACTACCGAAGAGTAAACGAGAATTTAGATGCGGCAGATACTCAGACTTATGGAAAGCCTAATGTAGTTATCCGCAGTCCTGATTCCCGTATGTTTGGACTAAGCCCTATACCGGACAAAGTATACAATATCTGGTTTTACGCTTATGTACAGCCTACAAAATTAAATCTATATAGTGACGAAGTACTTATCCCAGACATGTACGCAAATGTTCTTCTTGCAAAAGCACGTTATTATATTTGGCAGTTTAAAGACAACCCACAGGCGGCGGCTTTTGCTTTAGAAGATTATAAATTTAGCTATCGTCAAATGAGGTCTAATTTAATGGAAAACCAGCCTGTTTACTTAAAAGACGACAGAACGAGATTTGTTTAAATGGCGGCTACTCAACCTTTTGGTTTTGCGTGTAAAGGCGGCTTAGATACTAATTTAAGTCAGCTAGAGCTTTTAGAATTTGCAGGCAAAGCAACAAAACTATTAAACTTTGAAGTAGACCCAGACGGAGGATACCGTAGGGTCAACGGGTACACGCCTTATGGAACTACACGCCCTAATGGTGCTGTCGCTCCTAAAGGAGTATTTCCATACGCTGACGGTGTTATTGTATGCTCAGGCTCTGATATTTATTTTAGTAACGATGGTATTAATTGGTTTGAAATAAACAGAGTCGGTGCCCATAACAATGGAGATAACTACGTTACATTCACTGGTCGAAGCTTGCTGTCCAGAGCAGGACAAGGTCAAAGTGAATTTGTATTTATAGACGATGGAGGATACGGAAAAGTCGTAATCCTTGACGGAGATAACCCACCTTACTTGTTCTATATGACAGGCACAGCAGGTGTAGCTTCTAGGCAGTACTACGGAGAGGAGCTTCTTGTAGGTAGTCACATTGGCCCGACTAATGCTGATAATCCTACTACAGCTTGTTATCATAAAACAATGCTCATTATTGCTGGTATTTCAGACGCTCCAAATATAATCGGATACACAAGTTTTAACGCTTCTAGTGGCTCAGATATTACTGGATCAAGCACTTCAAATGCTTTAGCAGTAGATGACGAAATTGTGGCTTTGCGCTCTTTCCGTGACGATGTCATAGTCTTCTGTAAAAATAGCATACATAAAATAATAAATGTTCAAGACTCTAGCGCTATTGCGGTTGTGCCTATCACAAAAAATGTAGGCTGCATGAGTAGAGCAAGTATTCAAGAAATTGGTGGTGATCTTTTATTTTTAGCGCCCGATGGAATACGAACAGTAGCGGGTACAGCACGTATCGGTGACGTAGAGTTAAGTTCTGTAAGCAGGCAAATACAAAGTAATATAAAAGAACTTACAAGCTCTGTATCTACTTACACTATTACAAGCGTAGTAGTCCGAGAAAAATCACAGTACAGGCTTTTTTATTCTTCTGAGACAGAAAATAGTGTTGACGCAAAAGGCTTTATAGGTACATTTACTCCAAGAGGCTATGAATGGTCTGAAACTAAAGGCATTCAAGCTTTAGGCATAGGCGCTAATTTTGACGAAGACAACGAGTCTATAATATATCACGGCGATAAAGACGGATATATTTATACTCACGATACTGGAAAGTCTTTTTGTGTTGGAACAACAGAAATAGATATTAAAGCCGAATACACAACGCCTTTTTTAGATTTTGGAGATACTGGAACTTTAAAAACTTTAATGTATGTTAAAAGCTCTTTTAGTCCAGAAGGAGAAGCTCAACCGAGTTTAAAAGTTTCTTACGATTTTAATGATTTAAATATCCCTCAACCACAGCCGTATATTTTAAATCGTTTGCCTTTACCTTCTGTTTTCGGCACGGCAGTTTTTGGTGTGGGTCAATTTGGAGGGCTTCCTGATCCTTTAGTTAGACAGGCTGTAGAAGGAAGTGGACATACAATAAGTCTAACTTTAAGTTCTGAAGATTCACATCCTTCATATGCAATAAACGGTTTTTACATAGATTACTATCCTTCAGGTAGGAGATAAAATAAATGGCTACAGGATATACAAGACAAAGCACAGCAGGCATTGTAGATGGGCAGACTATAACAGCGGCACTATTTAATAATGAATTTAATGCTATTGTCACCGCTTTCAACGAAACTAACGGCCACTCACATGACGGAACTACCAATGGCGGGGCAGGTATAAATGCTTTGGTTGCAGATGCAATTACTCTTGGTACAGGCGACAATACAGATGTAGTACTTACTTTCTTTGCGGCCAGTAACTCTGGTTTGTTGTCTTGGATGGAAGACGAAGACTACTTTAAGTTTTCAGATGACATTCTTATAGACACTACTGAAAAACTACAGTTTAGAGATACAGACATTTATTTAAACTCAAGTGCTGATGGGCAGTTAGATCTTGTAGCAGATACTACCTTTGCAGTTACAGCCCCCGCAACCACAGTAAGCGGGACTCTTAATGTTACAGGTGCTTCTACTTTAACGGGCAATGTTGCTGTCAACGGAACCCTTAGTATTGGCGGCACTGAAATCACTGCTTGCTCAAGCTCCCCTACAAACGGGGCAACAACCACGCCTATTTCTTCTGATTGGGCTTTTGATAATGTAAAAACTGCTGTGCCTGATAACGCAGTATTTACTGATACTGTTACTGCCGCTACAAGAGTCCAAGGAGGAACTAGCGGTACACTTGTTTCTGGAGATATTACAATAGCCGCATCCGGTGCAGCATCGGTATCTCAATCCACAAATACAATTACTATTGGTGCTACTGACACAACATATGCAATTGCTACATCAAGTACAGCAGGGCTTATACAACTTGGATTCACCGAAAACGGTAAAAACTATCCGGTTGAATTAGTAAACGATCAGGCGTATGTTAATGTTCCGTGGACTGACACTGATACCACATATGCAACTGCTACATCAAGCACAGCAGGGCTTGTTAAAATTGGATACACCGAAAACGGTAAAAACTATCCGGTTGAATTATCAAGCGATCAGGCGTATGTTAATGTTCCGTGGACTGATACTAACACAACATATACTGGAGGTGGGGACTACGGCATTACTATAAGCGGCACTACTATTAGGCTAGAAAACGATAGGCGGCGAAATTCATCTACAGCGGACGTTTACACAGGAAATTCCCACGATTATATTCACTTTGACCCTAACAATGGAATGAGATTTTATACAGCTGCTTCTGAAGACATGCGTTTAACAAACGGCGGAAATCTTCATGTTGATGGTAATATTACTGCATATTCAAGTACAGTTTCAGATAAACGCCTTAAGTCTAACATTACCAATATTTCCAAAGCTCTTGACAAAGTTGGAAAAATTAACGGTGTAACGTTTGTAAGGAACCATAACGGAGAAAAAGCGGCAGGTATTGTAGCTCAAGAAGTTATGGAGGTCTTGCCTGAAGCGGTCAAGTCTCAAACTCTTCCGCTTCATACTGGCGAAGAAGATAAAGAATATTATGTAGTTGAATACGATGCGCTTACTGGGTTGCTTGTTGAAGCAATTAAAGAACTTAAAGCTGAAGTTGATGAGCTTAAAGGAGGTAAGTAATGGGCTTACCCCGTTCAGGATCGTCAATAAGCCTCAACCAGATCCATGTAGAAGCTGGTGGTACTTCAGGTGATTTAGCTAACTTAAATGACACTGACATCAGAGGTTTAATTGGTAAGGCATCAGGGGCGGAGATGTCTTTTAGCGAATTTTATTTTACTTTAGCAAACAATATTAATAGCGTGTATACAACTAATAATTATGTCGGCGGGCAGGGGTCTGTGTATCTTAGAACCGATGGGTCTGCGAATACCTCTCCGGGCGGTACTGGAAGTTGGGGTACACCTATACATGCAAGTGTAGGTAACGATTATGAAGTCAAGTTCACATACTCCTTACCTACCGGCTGGACGAAAAATGCCTCAACAACCGACTCCGGTAGCTGGGTAAGACTGGATGCAAACCGTGGCGTGTCGGTGAACAACAACATAACTTATGCTAATCAGACTACGATGACGGTCAGCTACGCTATTAGAAAACACGGCACAACAACCACACTGTTCACCGGCTCTTTTAGCATTACACTAATATATGAAGACGAGTAAGGCTCTAATTAAAGTCTTGTAAAACTAAATCTTATATAAACAGAAACAAAAATTAAATTTATTACCGACACAGAGGAACAAAAAAATGTCTACAACTTTAACAGCAGGAACACCTTACAAAACTGCAAATAAAGCAAGCACTTCAAAAGTTTTAGTACAAGTAAATATTGGAGATACTTCACCACTTTATATTTTTGGAAGCTTAGACGGAACTAATTACGTGCAGCTAGAAACAGTTTCGGCAAGTACTATTAAAGAAATTTCAGCTTGTTCATATATTAGCGTCAGCGCTACAGCGGGCGATCACGATAGCGCAACTTCTGCGGGTACTAGCTCTGCGTCTATCCAAGAACTTTCAGGATTTTAATCATGAGTTCTTTAGATGCTGAAACAGTTAAAGAGGTTACTGATGTTGCAGCAGCCTCTACAGGAGTGTTGGCTTTAGCTTCTTGGTTGCCGCCTACTGCATCATTGTTTACTATTATTTGGCTGGGTATAAGAATCTACGAATCTGACACAGTTCAAAAACTAATAAAAGGTAGGAAGTAATGTCTAAATATTTACAGAGTTTAAAGAATAAAAAACAAAAAGACGAGCCTCGTCAAAAGTATTCTTCTGGTAAGGAGGTTGATAAATGGGGGAGACCAATTAAAAAAGAAGAAACAGAAGAAGAGAAAAAAGTAACGGGATCAAGCAAAAATAAAATAGATGATCTACAAAAACAAATAGATAACTTGACCTTAACGCCTGCACAAGTAGAGGCCCAAAGCGAAGCAAAAAAAGCAGCGCTAAAAGAAGCTCCTATAGGTCTTGACTTAGGAACTATTAAAAAGCCTGATCTACCTGACGCTACAGAAGGCTTAGCGCCTGACCTTTCTCAAACTAAAGATACTGCGTTTGTTACGCAACAAAAAGACATAAAACAAATAGAACCAGCAACACAAGCTATTGAAACTCAAAAGCTAGACGTTCCTGTAGTTGCTGACACAGTAGAAACTGTTTCGACTAAAGCCGCTACTCCTACAGAAGTTAAAGCAACTACAATGGATGCTGCTTTAGCACCAGACTTTACACAAGCTGCCGCAGATTTAATGGAAGTTCCTATAGGAACAGCAGCTACATTACTAGAGAAAGTTCCTGTACAGCAGCCTCAAACTGTAGCTCAGACAGCTTCTGGGCTTACTGAAGGTGGTGTTGAAGAAGGTCTAAGTCAAACAATTACTACAGATCCTACAGCAGCTATTGATCAGATAGAAGGAACAGATTTAGAAAGCTTAACAAACATTGCAGACCTTCCTGAAGAAGCTTTAGTAACTACACAACTCAATGGCCTTTTAGCAGAAATGGAAGAAGGAAGAGTTCCAGTGTGGGCTAAACCCGCTGTAGATCAAGTAAACGCTATGATGGCTTCACGAGGTTTAAACGCTTCTACGCTTGGTCGTGATACTTTATTTTCAGCCATTGTTCAATCAGCTTTACCTTTAGCTGAAAGTAATTCACAAGCTTTACAAAAACGAGCGTCAGAAAAACTAGCAGCGGCAGTTACGTTTAAAACACAAGAAGCTGAGTTTGAGCAGCAAATGAAACTGGCAAATTTAAGTAACCAGCAGCAGGCTTTTATACAAGAAAGAAACTTCAGACAACAAACAATTCTTTCTAATCAGTCAGCGACTAATGCTGCAAAGCAGTTCAATGCTACAACCCAAAATCAGACCGATCAGTTCATGGCTAGTTTAGAAGCTAATGTTAATCAGTTTAACGCACAGTCTGATAATGCAATGAAACAGTTTAATATTACAGAACAAAATAGAATTAATGCTTTAAATGCTGGTAACGAGCTGCAAGCTCAACAGTTTGAAGAACAACAACGAATAGACGCTGTTAAATTTGTAGAGCAGCAAAACTTTGCTCGTGAATCTTGGAACGCTGCAAATGCTCAAGCAGTGGAGCAGTCTAATATAACATGGCGTAGAAATGCTAACACAGCAGCTACAGCAGCTTATAACGCCGCTAATCAAACAAATGTTCAGATGGCATATAACATGACTACTTTAGAAACATCACAACTGTGGCAGCAGTTACGTGACGAGGCTGCTTATATGCGGACTGCTTATGAATCAGAAGAACAACGAAAAACTGCTTTACTTCAAACTGCTATAGGTCAAGAGTCCTTACTTAAAGGTGGCGATAAAGGTAAAGCCTCTCAGGACTCGCTCACTTCATTACTTGAAAGTATTTTTTAAGGGGAGATAAAATGGGATTAGGTTTAAAAAAAATAGGTAAAGCTATTAAAAAAGCTGTAAAGAAACTCAGCAAGGTTACAGGCGTATCTAAAGTAGTTAAGGCAGTAGGCCGAGGCGTTAAAAAAGTTGTCGCAACTTTCGGTAAGTTTATGGATAAAATAGGTGTCGTGGGACAGGTGGCTATGATGTTTATATTGCCCGGAATTGGTGGAGCGCTTATGAAAGGCTTCAGCGCTATGGCAGGCTGGGGAGCTAATTTGGTTGCGCAGGCAGGAACCGGAATTATGGGATCCCTTCAAGCTGGTGTTGGTCACATGGCACAGTTCGTAGGTAAGGCGGTTACTACAGCCGGTAACGTATTTGCAAACGTAAGTAAAGGCGTTACTGATACTTTAGGAAACTTTGCACAAACTCTAGGAAATAAAATGGGAATCACAAATGCAGGAGCATCTAATTTCTTTGGGAGTGGGGGAGCTGATTCAGCTTGGAGCAGAAGTTTTGGAGAGTCTTCAAGGTTTCAAAACCTTACTATGGATCCTACAAAGGCAGGTAAGCTTGCAAAAGCCGCATCTGAGATTGCAGAGGAAGCAACAATCAATGGCGTGACTCTTCCAGAAGTAGGGGTTACAGATCCTATTACTGGACAGAAAACTGCTATTACGCAAGAACAAATAAAAAAAGAAGCTTTAAAGCAGGTTGCTGAAGATGAGCTTATAGCAGAGTTTACAGCAGAAAGATTAGCTGAACAAGCAGCTCTTGATAACGCTAAGGCAGTTTCTACCGATTCTTTACTGTCTTCTCCTGTTAAAGCTGCTGATCCTTTTACAGGAGAAGCAATTGAGATGAGTGCCGTGGCTCAAAACTCACAGGCTGAGGCTTTAGCTAAACTTGGAACAGAGCCGACTTTCATGGATAAGATTAAAAGTTTACCCTCAGACTTATTAAAAGAAGCAAAAGAGCTTCCAGATAAAGCACTAGAATATGCTAAAGAAACTCCTGAGCGTCTAATGAAACAAGCGATAGAAGCGCCTGAAGCTGCAATGAGGGAATATGTAAGTACAGCAGCTCAAGAAAAAGCTTTAGAAACTGTACACGGCGAAGGTTTCCGAGAAATCCCAGCCCCACAGTACACTACAATAAGGGTCCCTGCTATTGAAATGCCTTATGCTTCTACGCAAGTACAAGCTCCTGAAGTAGATTACAGGAACTTTGCACAGGATATATCAACTAATCCTAACCCTTATGGGAATACTGCATACCAGTATCAAGTAGGTTATGAACAATACAGACAAAGTTTAGCATAAAGGAATTTAAAAATGGCAAATGAAGAAATGATGAATATGGCCCCTAGTGAAAATCTAGGTGGAGCTACAACAAGTTTTGATGGCCCTATTGCGGGGCAGTCGTTGACTAATAACCCAGAAGCTCCATTACCTTTTGAACAGGCTCCTGAGTTTGTGGCCCTACACCCAGCGCTTGAACATGTTTGGGAAAGTTTAATACGTCCAGAAATCTATGTTCAAGCAATGAAACTTTTAAACAACGGTGTTCCTGTAATGGATCTGACCCGTGGAATATTGTTTATGGGTTTCAATGCTGGAAAATGGAACCCTGATTTAATGACTATGCTTCTTGAGCCTACTGCTTATATGTTAATAGCTTTAGCGGAAAAACAAGATATTCCTTTTGTTGTTTATCATGAGGAAGCAGAAGACGAAATCGAAAACGAAGAAAAAGTAGGTATAGAGTTTACGCAAGAACAGATACAGGACATGAAAAATGTAGCTGAAACTAGTAAAGTTCCAGAAGGTGTTTTAACTGCAAAAATGCAGGAAGATCTAGAAAAGCTATCGGAAATAAAAATAGAAGAAAGTGTTGAGGAAACCACCCCTGAACCAAAAGATAATCAAGAAAGTTTAATGGCCCGACCAGAGCAATAAAGGAAACTAAATATGTCTATAGAAGAATTTGGTACGTCTTTACTCGCAGATGTCCGTAAAAGAAAAGACGATCAGTACCAACAATATTTACGAGAGCAAAGAAAAGCAGATAAACGTGCAACGAAAGACGCACGTAAACAAGCTTTAATCGGTGTAGGCTTAAAAGCTGTTTCAGGAGTAGTCTCTGAGATGGGTAATGACTTCCTGAAAAATAAAACCGAAGAGTTTTTAAATAACTCAGAACACTTAAACAATTCTTTAACATTACAAAATGCTACTACTATGCAAACAAACGCATTTAAAAGAGAAAAAGACTTAGTTGACTCTGGTTTAGATTCCCCGTCCTTTTTTGCCACGCAAGCTATGCCTCAAGTAGAAAAAATATTTGCTATGAATCCTGAGTTCAGCCCTGCTAAATATAGTACAAGCCAACTAGACCAAATAAAAAAATTAGCGGCTGGGCATTTAGGTAGGGTGTTACAAGAAGCACACGAAAAACAGCACAGTGCGGCACAGGAGCTAGCTGCTGGATCTATCAACTATAAAACTTATATGGAAAAAACAAATGAAGCAGCTCCCACTAACTTTACTAAGTATGCGTATGGTAAAATTAAAGGGATTTTTTCTGAAGGAGGCGAAGATCCTGTAACTTCAGGCTTACGTTTAAATGGTTTTTTAGATAAAGCTGAACAAAAAGAAGCATACTTTTCTCTTTATAAAGAATCTAGGGATGGGTTTACCGCAGCTACCATACTGGAAGTCTTGGAAGATAGTGGAATAGCACTTACAGATTTAAGCGGCCCTGACACAACCTATGGAAAAGTTGTTTCCATTGACGTTCCCACTACAGATATTACAGGAAAAGTGACTACTATTAAAAGGTCAGTGGTTCCTGTATTAGCTAACGGTATAGATACTGGTGTTTTGGTGGATGCCCTAACTAAAAAAGCAATATCTAGTTCTATTGATCCTAATCCAACAGATCTAACAGACATGAGCGCTTCTCAACTAAGTGACGAACAGTCTGAAATTATTCAAACGCAAGTAGCAACAAATACAGATAAAGAAGGAAAGAAAGTTTTTGACGGGGCTGTTGCTTTAATGGTGGGCAATAATACCGGAGGAACTCCAAAAGAACAACAACAAATAAATAAGACAGCTCGAAAAGTAATCAATGGGCGTATTCTTAGAAGCCGTACTAACTTAGTAAAAAAATATAATATGCCATCTTCAGTAGCTTATCAAGTAGCTGTAGAAGCTCATAAACTTAGGTATGAAAATATATTAAAACCTGCGGGCATGTTGAGTTTCTCCTCTTTTGTAACAGATGAAGCAGACTTTAAAAAAGACATTATGCCTAATAAAGTTCATGACAGCTTAGCAATGTACTTGGGTCTTGCGCTAGCGGAACAAAAAGGATTAAGGACAGGAATCCCAAATAAAAAATTATTAGAGGTTAAAAAATCATTACTAAACTCAGTAAAAGAAAGCGGCTTTCAAACTCTTTCTCAAAGAATCCATGTTCTTGGGGTTACTGACAGCGAAGGTAACGTAACAGAAAAAGGACTTGTAGACGATCCACGTTTTCAACACCTTAATTTACGAGAAGAACTGCTTAGTGCTCCCACGAGCCAACAAGCTCCTGTAAATAAGCCTCCTTTAAACGGGAAAATTATTCCTACTGAAGAGGAAAAAGAAATTTTCTTGGAGAATAAAGATGACCCTGAATTTTTATTAGAGTATGATAAACATTTTGTAAGGCCCGAAAAAATTGAACCCGATGCAACTGTGCCTGCAAAGGAAGCGGAACAGCCGACTACAACGACTCTAACATGGACTCCAGAAAAAACTTTAAAGTTAATTAAAGAAGTCCCAGAGAAACAAGTTAAAACAGTTAGTAACCTTCTTAAGGTTAAAGCCGGTCTTAATCCAAGTAAGGGTGAATTAGTAGATGTAGCTATCGAAGGCATCGCTAGCAGTCTATCAGGCGTTAATCAACTAGGTGACACAAAAGCTGAAGTTATATTAGCAGGTCTTTCTTCTTTAGGTGTTGATGTTACTTCAGAAGATATTTTAAGCAGAGTACAAGAGGCTGTTGCACAAAGGGAACAGAAGCAATACTTAACTGATTACATTATAGGCGGTTTAGCTAGAGCACCTAAACAGTTAGGGACGAACGCTAAAGACTTTGTAGGAACAGCAGCCAAGCAGTTTGGTTATCACACAGGGCTGTCTAATGTTTCTGACCTTTTCACAGAAGAACGCTTAAATAAAAAAATACAAGAAGCTAAAGACAAAAGAGCTACATTGAACCCAAAAACTAAATAGGATATTTTATGAGTGAATTAAAATACGGCGGTATCTTTGATCGTTTTGAAGAGACTGAAAAACCTCAAGAGACTCAAAAGTATAGCGGTATCTTTGATCGTTTTGAAAAGCCTGCTGTGCCTGTAAAAAAACCAATTAGTGTTATAGGTAGGTATGAAGACTACTACGCAAAAGCAGAAGCAGGCTTAAACGTTTCTGATTATAAAATTATTGAAGACGATGAAGGTTTTGAAAACTTAGTAAGTTGGGAACAGCCTAGAGATCTCCCTTTGTCGGTAACGGACTTTGAAAACGATCCCCGTGTAATAAAAAAATATGAGGTTTTTACAGATTGGTTTTCTCAAAATGAAACTGCAATGGGTGCTCTTTTAGACCCCGCTTTTGACGCAGACGATGGCGTGGTTGAAACTTTGCGTGATGTAAATCTCCGTATTTCTTCTAAAATTAAATTAGCATCAATGATAAAAGACGCTCCTGACGAAGTTAAAGAAGCTTTTGTTTTTCTTCAAGATCGTTTTGAAGATGCAGAGCTTGAAGGTTTCGGCGAATGGATGACAGCCGTTAAAGACTATGGTACTGATTTAGTAGCAAACTACGAAACTATACCTTTTGTTTTAGGCGGACTGTTTTCAAAAGGAACTGTACCGCTTGCAGCACAAGCAACTACTAGAGCTTTGTTACATTCTGCTTTATCAAAAGGCGCAACAGCTTTAGCAGCTAATCCCATAAAGGCGGGGGCCGTTTACGGTGGAGTATTTTCGGGGGCAGATGATTTATCAGCGCAGAAACTTAATATTGCTGTAGATGAGCAACAAAAATATGATCTTACTCAAACAGGCATAGCTACAGCCGCAGGCACTCTTATAGGTGCAGGAGCTACTTGGGGCATAGGCAAAGTACTCGGAAGTAGACTTAATAAAGAAATTGATGTAGATGACACTCCAGCCTATGTCGAGTCACAAGCTTTAGAAGTTGTTGAAGAAGCCATCGAAGGTGACTATATTCCTAAGTCCGTAAACGATATTATAGAAGAAGCACGGAGGCTTGGTGGGACAGAAGGTAGAGAACCTATAGATATTACGCCTGAAGTAGACGAAGAAGTAATCAACAAGTTTGCTGATGATGTTGGAGGCGGCGAAGCTACTAAAGAAGAAGTAACTGAGATTATTTTAGACGCTGTAAAATCAGGAGCTACTGGCGAAGAAATAAAAAATAAAGTAGCTTTTAAAATGATGCAGGTGGCTACAGGATTAACTTCTAAAGTATTTTTTGGTAAGGCAGCAGGTATCTTAACTCCTCTTACTAAATACTCTAATACGGCTGATAGCCTACAGAAAAGACTAGCTCATGAGTTTGGTACAAGCACTTCAAATCAAAAAGAAAAAGTAGGTTTAGATTTTTCTGAGGTTGCTCAAAGATACTCTGGTGATTTTAATGAAAGATACTTAAAGGCTATCCAGCCCTTAGCGCTAAACGCAGTTAAAGGTGAGCTTTCTGATGCTGTCCAAGCAACTCTTAATAGAGCAATACGTGGCGAAAGTACTAGTGACATGCGTATTAATACAGCGGCTAAGGAAATAAGAAACCTTTTTAAAAGCATAGGTAGCCAGTTAGCTGACGCTAAAATTATAGATAAAGAAGTTGAAAATTATATTCCTCGTATGTGGAATAGAAAAGCTATTGAGCAAGACCAAGAATTATTTAAAAGTCTTTTAGTTGAAACAGGACAAGCCAGCAATAAAAGAGAGGCTGATGATATTCTCGAAGGAATGTTAGATATTAAGAACCAGCTTTCTGGAGGAACAGGAGGTTCTTTCTTTGCGGCAAAACGTAAGCTAATAGATATTGAGGATGAATCAAAGTTTGCTGAGTTCTTTGAACAAGATCTACTTAAAGTTGTTTCTTCGTACAACTTCCAAGCTGGTAAATCTCTTGCAAAATCAAAAGTCTTGGGCGTGAGATCTCAACAAGAATTTATAAATAAATGGATTACGCCTATTGAAAAAGAAATGGCAAAAGCTGGTAAAAAAATGACAGCTTCAGAAAAGAAAGATATTTTAAAACTTTATCAGCTTACAACAAGCGAAGGTTTAAACCGTTTTGGCGATAAAGTTCAGACAGGTGTAGATGCTTACTCCCTCATGAATCGTCTTGCGTATCTTCCTTTGGCGACATTAAGCAGCTTAACAGAGGTTTTTATTAATATTAGTAAGGCGGGCGTGGTTGATTCTGTAAAAGGATTTGGCACCGCTTTAAACTTAGGACATAAAACAATAACCAAAGACTTACACTCTAATCTTATTTCTAAGCATAACTTAACAGCTAACGAAGCTTGGAGAGAAATGAAAAAGTTTGGTATTGCTATGGAGCAAGGGGCCGATCAGATAGGGAACCGTTTAGCGGGCGACGATCTTGTACACGAAGGAATGCAAAAAGTAAGTAATAAGTTTTTCCGGTTGAACATGCTAGATCAGTGGACTCATTTTGTTCAGGCATCTTCGTATGCTACTGGAAAAAATATGATTGAAAGACACTTGAAAGATCTAGCTTCTAGAGGCTCTCAAGCCCGTACACATAAAACGGATGTTTATGAAGGACGTTTAAACGAACTGAATATAGATATAGAAAAAGGTATTCAATGGGTTAAGAACGGCTCAAGAAAAGACGATCCTTTTTATGAGGAGCTTTTAAGTGGGGCCGCTAGATACACTAACGGTGTTATCATGCAGCCTACAGCTATGTCTAATTTAAAGCCTATGTTGCACAGTGACCCACAGACTTCAATACTTTTTCAGCTTTTAGGGTATCCCGCTGCTTTTACAAATACAGTATTAAAAGGAGCTGCTAAAGATCTAATTAAATCTCCAGTTAGAAACGGAGCTAAAATAGCTACGGCTGGTTTAATTATGACTGAAACATCAAGGTGGTTAAACTATGTAAGAAGCCACGGAAGGAACGAAGAGAATAAAAGCACTGCTGAAATTTATGGTCAAGCTGTAGCCCGTTGGGGCGGTAACGGCGCTATGTTAGATACTCTACAGAGAGCTAGAAAATCAGCCATGTATTCTAATAGCCTTATCCCATATTTAACAGTAGGTACTGGCCCCATTTCTGGAGATGTGGTTTCACTAGCGCAACAAGGTGTCATACCCACTGTAGGCAAGAAAGTACCTCTTTATGGCGCAATGGGCCTTGTGGCAGGTAAAGACGTAGATAAAGCTTACACACGAAACCTTAGAGAAATAGACAAAAAAATGAAAGATAAGCTCATTCCTGAGTTTCCTTATTCTCCTGTACGTTTTAATAAAGGCGGTGAAGTCAATGTTCCCCGTGCATCTTTTGAACCTGATGAGCGTAAAGATAAAGTTACAGGGCTTCCTTATAATAAACAGGCTGGCTCTGCTTTTATGGATGAGCTTGATGAAGGTAAGACTTTACGTTTAGGTTTTGCTCTAGGTACATTAGTAACTAAGGCTACTAGGCCTTTGACTAATAGGCTATCAGAAATTATAGATACATACACTGACAAAATATTTGACCAGAAAACAGTAGAAGAAATAGGAGATGAAATTGAGTTTGAAGTAGAGTCACCTATGTTAGAAGGCGGTGATCTTTATAACGATAACTATGATCCAGATATACCTGACGAATCAATGTTCCTAGATGAAGATGAACAGCTATCTATTAGTGAATATTTTGAAGCTCGTATTCAAGCAATACTCGAAGAAAAAAACAGCGTAAAGTCGCCCGAACAACAAAAACTTTTTGACGAGCTTAATAGAGAAAAAACTCCTGAAGAACAAAAAATTGCCGAAGAAACTGAGTTAGGTTTGAGATACCAAAAACTCAGAGGCTATAGTGAAGAGAGTATAGAAAACTATAACTTAGCAAATGAGATAGGAGAAGAAATTGATCCTCAAGATGATATAACTTATATCCTAGATAGTCACATTAGACCTTTAAAAGAAACGTATGATCTAGTTACTCGTGATGGTTATAAAGATATTCCGAAAGACTTTGATAAGTATGAGCCTCTTGCTGAATTTTTAGCTAATGATCTTTTAGATAATAAAGGAAACAGAGTTGAAGGGGTAACTATAAATGGTCTATTTGAAGGCTCTAAGCAGCACATCTATAAAATAATCTCTGAGGGGGACGAAGAAGTTAAAGAAGCTGTTGAGGTTCTTTCTAAAGCTATGCCTAGTGCAAGAGAAAAAGATATTCCTGATCTTGTAGGAGATAGGGTTGAGAGCTTAGAGACTTTCTTAAAAGACTCTAAAGTTAAAACCCCTATCTTTAGAGGTATATCTAGTTATGTAAATCTAGACAGAGACATTTCTTTTGCAATGCCTAGAGAAATAGGGACTCATGTAGGTACAGAAGGACAAGCTAATTCTATTTTAGCCCGTACAGTATTAGGCTCCGATAAATATTTAGACGAGGTATTTAGCAGAGGTGCGTTTACTCGTGAAGACTTCCATGAAATATTTGAAGATGAATATAATTATAAAATGCTCCGTATGGATGAAGCTTTTGGAGACTCTGGAATTGAAGTTGCAGAAGACCCCTTATCTATGGTAAAAGGGTACATTAATATTAAGAACCCTTTAGTTATAGAAGAGGATGCCCCTACTTGGTCAGCCGAACACTTTTTTACTGCGGGAGCTGTAGACTTAGTAGATATACTAGAAGACAATTTAGGACGACGACTCACTTCAGAAGAAGATAACATTTTTTATGAGCTAACTGCCGAAGCTATGGAAATAGAAAACAAAGAGTATTCTACGGCTTCCGTAGATGAATTAGAGAACCATATTAAAGATTTAATATTAAGAGCAGCCTTTAATAAAAAAGCTAGTGAGTTCTTTAAAGAGTTAGGCTTTGATTCTATCCAATATAAAAATGAAGCGGAACCTTCTTTAATTAGCGAAGAACCATACTCATACATTCTTTTTGACCCAGAGCAGTTTAAAAACGTAAACGCTGTAAGCTTTGATCCTGCTGATCCACGGGACATGTATGATATGGGTGGGTTTGTAGCAGAGAAGATAGGTATAGATAAAGAAGCTTTAGAATGGGCTAAGAGCCAACGTAAGCGTTATCCTGAAAGCACAGCTTATGATGGAATGGGTGATGCAGCGGCTCACTTAGCTTTAGGTTTCATCTCTAAAAAATCCAAGAACCCTAACTTAGCTTTAAAAGCTATTAATCTTAGAGAGTATTTACCATTTCCTGACAGAGTTGGGAAAGATATGGATATACATAACAACGAACTAGGATATAAAATTGAAGCTCCTGATTTTAAAGCAGCTGAAAAAGTAATAGATGATTTAATTTCTAAACGTGAAGCTGTTTATATGTCTCCGCAAGAAAGCCGTAGACGTAGAGGTGGTTATGACGAAGGTGGGTATGTAATTAAAAGGGGTGATACTTTAAGTTCTATTGCTAAAAGAAATAATACTACAGTGCCTGCTTTAATAGCCACTAATGATATAAAAGATCCAGATAAAATTTACGTAGATCAAAAATTAATTGTACCTACAGAGCTATCAAATTCTGAGAAGATTAATTTTGAACCTACTCAAAAGATTACACAGGCTATACGGAAACTAAAAGAGCCTATAGTAAAAGAAGGTGGCAAAGTTCGTAACGCTTTAAGAAAACTAAGAGGGGTTTAGTGGATGGCTTACTTTAAGTATTTTAACATAAAAGAGTTTGACTGTCAAGAGACAGGTGAAAATAAAATGAAAGATGAGTTTATTGAAAGGCTTGATAAGCTAAGGGAAGCTTGTGATTTTCCATTCACTATTACTTCAGGATACCGTAGCTCTTATCATAGCCTTGAAAAAACTAAAGCTAAAGCCGGTACTCATGCTCAAGGAATTGCCGCAGATATTAAAGTCTCTAATGGACTTGAGCGCCGTAAGATTGTAGAAAAAGCAATAGAGCTAGGCTTCAACGGTATAGGAGTTGCCCGTAGCTTTGTGCATGTAGACATTCGAGAAACCGATAAACCTGTTATGTGGTGCTATTAATATGAATATACTAAACTCACTTATTGGCCCTGTGACGGGACTTCTAGATAAAGTAATACAAGACAAAGACCAGAAGGCTATGTTGGCTCATCAAATAGCTACGATGGCTGAGAGGCACGGACAAGAGCTAGCTCAAGCTCAGCTAGAAGTAAACAAAACTGAAGCCGCCCACAAGAATTTATTTGTTGCTGGATGGAGGCCCGCTGTTGGGTGGGTATGTGTCTTAGGAATGGCAGGAAATTTTATAGTTATCCCTATGGCTAATTTCGGTTTAGCTTTAGCAGGCTCAGAAATTAATGTTCCAATGATAGAGACTGCTGAAATGATGCCTGTGCTAATGGGTATGTTAGGCTTAGGAACTTTAAGGACTGTAGAGAAAACTAAAAAGGTTCAAAGAGATAAATAAAGGGGAGGTTAAGTATGCCAGAAAATATTAAATCTATTATGGAGCATAAGAATTTTTCTTTTAATGACAGTAGAGCAGATGATTTATATTATTCTTTATTTGAGTTCCTTACAGAATATATTGATAGAACAGGCTCTAGTGTTTCAGAAGTTATAGGGGTTTTAGAGTGGACTAAAAACTCAATCATTGTAGAAAATACTGAATATACAGAAGAATAAAATAGAGAGGAAACAAGAATGGCTTTAACCCCCATAAATACAGTTACTTTAGGGACACCTTATGAAGCAGATGTCAGAGATTCAACTACTCTTGCTTCTACCTCTGCGGCTGCGATTACTTATAATACCCTTAATGATTCGTTTAACACTATCCAACTTGCTAAGGTAATAGGCGGGGACAGTGGAGACACTTTAAGGATAAGCGTATTTAAAGGCTCTATCCCTGACGACCCTAACGATCCTACAGACGATAATGAAACGGATGCTGTTCTAGACATCAATGATCTTTTAGAGTCTGCTGATGTAGTGCTTGATGCAGATATTCCAGCAGAAGGGATTACAGATGTTCAGTTTGATTTTAATACTGTTTTCAATAAAGCTTCTTTAGGAGAAACTTATACACTTGTTATTGAGCAGTTCGACAGCAGCTCAAACGTAGTTCCATTTAGTCATGTGTATTGTCAAGATAGGGACGGTGTTAGTAACTTTTTAACTCCTGAAGATGAAGGACACCCTACGGAAAATACTGCGGTACCTCAAACAGCTGGCGGAGCAGGTAATTCTTATCGTGTAAATAACAGCTCCGGTTTAGACGGGGCGGTAGTCGCTACTAATTCGGCGTTTGTGGACGGCACTCTTCCGTTTATCTTAATATTTGACGCAGCAATACCTGCGGCTTTATTTTATAGATCAGAGCTTACAAGAATTTCTAGTTCTAGTATATCAGAGAACATAGTGCGTGAAGTAATCTATCCTCAAGGTTAATTGGAGAACTCTTATGCCAACTAAAAAAACTACAAAGTCTAAAGTAAACCAAGCCGGTAACTATACTAAACCTGCTATGCGTAAAAAACTATTTAATAAAATTAAAGCTGGCACTAAAGGCGGCAAGGCTGGTCAGTGGTCAGCCCGTAAAGCTCAGATGTTAGCTAAAGAATATAAAGCATCTGGGGGAGGGTATAAGTAATGGCAGGATTAAAGAAGCCTCAAAAGTCTTTGAAGAAGTGGACAAAACAAGAATGGGGTACTAAGTCAGGAAAGCCTAGCGCAAAAACAGGTGAAAGGTATCTGCCTAAAAAGGCTAGAAAAGCTTTAACTGCAAAAGAATATGCAGAAAGTACAGCAAAGAAACGTAAAGATACTAAAGCTGGAAAACAACACAGCAAACAACCTAAAAAAATAGCAGCAAAAACTAAGAGGTATCGGAAGTAATGCCAACTAAAAAAGATTCAAGGTTATCGAAAGCAGGTGTTTCTGGTTTTAACAAGCCTAAGCGTACCCCCAACCACCCTAAGAAAAGCCATGTTGTTGTAGCTAAGCAGGGAGACAAAATAAAAACAATACGGTTTGGTGAGCAAGGAGCTAAGACAGCGGGGAAGCCTAAAGCTGGTGAGTCAGAAGCTATGAAAAAGAAACGTGCTAGCTTCAAAGCTCGTCACGGCAAGAACATTGCTAAAGGAAAAATGTCTGCGGCTTACTGGGCCGATAAGGTGAAGTGGTAAAGGATAACCCCCTACGTAATCTTTTGGTGAGGGGGTGTTCCTGTACAAAGTCTAACGTAAACTTAAATAGAAGCTTCATGGTTTAAAGCACTTAACTCGTTTTCTAATTCTTTATGTAAAGGCTCTAATTTATTTTTACATAGTCTTAATAAAGTTCTTACTAGTTGCAGATCCTCATCCTTAAAAATTTTACTAAGATGTTTTTCAGGGACACCGCTTAGCTCTGTTATAAGATTACCTTTCCTACTTAGTAACAAACTAAAAGTTATTATATTTCCATCTTTCATTATTTTCTCCCTAAAAATTCATAGCTTCCCAAGTTAAGCAGAATAACCATAGTGTTCCGAGCAATGCTGCCCAAGCGCTCCAGAACCAAAGCCAAGCCAGAAAAAAATCTTTAGCTGTTTCTGTATAATATTTTATTTTTTTTAATTTCATATTAAACCAAAAGTCCTCCACACATTAATAATAATATGGAGGCACGTTAGTACCTCCAAGAATGTTAAAAAATTAAATCTCACAATTATTCGCTGTACACGCCAGTTCTTGAGTACCTGTTGTTGTATCTTCTAGTTCAAAGGTGCTTAAAAGATCCCAATTAATTTCTTTAGGCATCTTAGCCAAAGCTTCGTCATACTGTTCCTTAGTGACCGCTGTGTATGGGGCTTGCTGATATACATGGTCAGTCCGAGGTAGGAAGCTAATGCCAGAACAACTATCTAGTCTATCCCATAACCACTGCCCTGCTGATAAAAACTCAGCATCAGAGTAATATATTGTAACACTAGGTTTATGTTCACACCAATGGTTCTGGTAGGTTTCCCACAGATCAAGCTGTTGCTTTACATTGAGAGAGTCTACAGTCGTTGAACCATCTGGAGCTTTAATAGCGAACGAGAACACATAGTTCTCCTCGTTCATTACATCTTTCTCCCAAGGAACTCCAGCGTCTTTAAGGAAGGCCGAGATAGGGTCTTTACCATCACTACGTGCTGTACGAATGTAGTAGTCAGAGAACCTAGCGTGAATGCCAGAAGCACTATCGACTAACTGTGATACTGTACCGCTTGGCTTCACACAAGTAATAGCAGTAGATTGGTTGATACATAACTTCTTAGCCCACTTTTCATTGGTGACTACGGCGACTTCTTTAAGCTTCTCTAGTATATCAGGGAGGTTAGATGCGTCGGGATGATCGAAGCCTGTTGTCTTGGTATCTCTACCAGACATCACAGGATGATCCATAATCCCTGTCATGCTTACACCAAGCAAACATTCTTCTTGTGTGTTCTTTTTCCAAACAGAACGTACATAACGGAAGTCTGTTAAAGATGACTGTAGTGTTCCTACGATTGTAGCTAACTCAACCTTACGCTTTAAATCTTCAAAGGTGTCAGTACTCCGCACTACAATCTCTGATAAGTTACAGACTTGAGCTGAACGCAAGATGATCTCGCTGCAAGGATTTGTTCCAAAGTCATAATCTATATCTCGTCGTCCGTTTTTCGCCGCTTGTTTTTTCGCAGCTGTACGAGAGAAGATGCCACGCTCGCCCGCCTTTGACTTATACAAAGCCGTCCACTCTTCCAAGAATGTTTCAAAGTCAGGGCGTTCATTGTAAACAGCGCTGTTATTTGCAAGCGCACGTTGCGAATCACTCTCCCACCAGTTTCCAGACTTAGCATGACGCATTCTATCATCGCTAAGGTTAGAAAGACTGATAAGAGCAGAGCGCCTAACACCACCAACAACAACAATCTCAGCAATTTTACATACAATGTCATGTACCTCTAGTGAAGTGAGCTTGCGTCCGGCAGCAAGTTTGAAAGTAGAAACAGTAAACCTAAAAAGAGAAACAAGCGGATCTGAACCAGAAGAACGGCCACCAAAAGTTTTGAGTCTTTCGCCTTTTGCACGTAGCCTAGAAACATCCCAACTAGGAACTTGACCTGAATACAAAAGAGTGACCAACTCACGGAAAGCTTTAGCCCAGCCAATTTTACTGTCCTGCACAATGATCGTAGTGTCTGTTTCATGGAACTCCTCCCCCACCTCTGGTAGTTTATTTACGGACTGACGCTCAACCGAAAAGCCTACACCAGTGCCGCACATTAGTACATATAAAATCTCATCAAAAGCTCTTACGTGATCTACAGCTATGTATGAGCAATTAAAACCTGCCATGTTGTCACGGTCTAGCGCCTTACCTGCTGTCATAAGGCAGCGCATAGACGGCATTATATCTTGGTTATAGATAGCATTGTACAAAGTTTTAGCTGTTGCTTTATTGATCTGACCTCGATCTACCCAAAAGTCTATGTATCTTTGGACTGTTTCTTCCCAAGTCTCACGGCGATTATCTTCTTCCCGCCACCGTGCGTAACGGGATTTGTGAATGTATTGTTGATATGAATCCATTATTTTTCTTCCTCCTCGAAGAATAAATAGCCGTTTATATCGGCTTGGTTATGTTGATTGTCTTTACGTTTTTGAGCTTTAAACCTCGAAGCCGTTTTAATCTTTTTGTATTTCTTTTTACGATCAAAGCGACTACGCCGTTCATCTTTTCTATCCATTTTATTTGCTCTCTAAAAGCTCCACAAGTTTATTAAGATACCAGATTGCTTTCCTCGCATCTTCTATAGGCTTACCTTTTTCATGCAGTCTTGTGCCTGTATACTTTAAGATGTTACCGTGACAATAGTTTATAGCTCCCTCTTCACCTAGAACATCTACAATATAATCTATTGTTTCTATATCCCCTTTATTATAATGGGGTGGATGATCTACTGCGTCCTTTATAGCTCTTGAAGCTAAGTCCCATTCGTGCGGAGCAGCGTCGTTTATAGACAACCACTCCCCCCGCAATGAGTCCTTACAATCTTTCTTTTCAAGGTCTGTCCATAGATTTTGTTTTTGATTATTCATTGTCAAAAGTCTCTCTTTTGTTAGGGTTGATCCAAGAATCAGGTATGCTGTCTTCACTAAACCACCTGAAGTTATTAGCGGTTGCCCACTCTCCGTGACTCCTTTTTGTTCCGTCCTTCCTCCGCTTTGCTTGAGGCATAGGAGCGCTGGGGTTAGCAAAAAGAAACACAAGTTCTACGTCATCAGGAAGCACCTTACTTATCCAGATGTATTTACTATACTCAGCGTAATCCCAGAATCTCCCTTTAGCTTCAAGTAATATTTTCTTACCTTCAACGTTCCTAACAAAGTCCGGTTCGTATTTATGCTCAACCACATAAGGAACTTTATCTGTATGGAACTCCCAGTCTTCTAGAATACCTTGGTGTAACTCACATTCCCAGTTGGAGTCGTAGCCCGATGGAATATCTTTCTCCACTGGCCTCTTTACTCTGGGCTTTCTAAAGCCTCTTCTCATTTAATGTAACTCCTTTTTATTTTGCATGATAGCTATGTCAATAACTCTTGATAGCTCCACTAAAACATCGTAGTCGAAAGAATCTACACAATGTTTAAAATGGTGGATAAACCAGTGACGCACTACCTGTTCTTGTATAGCATCAGCAACTTCATTATCATGTGACATTTTTTATATCCTCTAATGTGATGTCTGATATAGACTTAGAAGGATTGTTTTTAAGTATCTTTTTAATTCTGTTAGATACCCACTTAGGATGAAAGGCGCTTAATTTAAAAGAGCCGTTTAGATAAACATGGGATTGGTCAGGCAACATGCTTTTATAATTATGTATATTTATTTTTTTTGCTTCTTCTTCATTGACCAACCCCTTGAGCCAACTCACTAGGACTACGCCTACTTGTGCTCTAATTTCTTTTTCTTGTTTTTTACTCATAAGCATTCTTCAACTTTAGGTTCGCTTGATATGCTGGTGAAGTAAGTTAATCCGTTGGAGTATTTAAAAGTTCGTAAACCTTGACCGTCGTTAGCGTCTTGGTGGCATTTGTATTTGTACTTACACCAGCTGCACCCTTTAGGTAGTTTCATGTTCCCTTTTTTACCATCTGGAATAGGATCATAACATCTTTCAGGTGGTGTGTCAAGAGATAATGCAGGTAAAAGAGAATTTATTTTACTTTTTACATCTACCTTATCTTCTAGGTCAGGGGTATGTAAACATAACTCTCCGCTTTCTTTATTGATAACAAGGAAGCCACCGTTATTCGTACCTTCTGCTTCCTCATATCCTGAAAGCTGTCCAAGATAACCAAAGGGATCGTCTTCTACTAAGCGATTATTTTTAAATTTATTAAATGCAAACTTAGATGCAGACTTTATATCAATAACCTCGCCTTCTATTTTACAATCCATGTGTCCAGTAACGCCTTCTATAACGACTTCTTTTTGTTCATCAGTAACATTATAACCTGCTGCCCTGACAAGCATAAGAACTATCTCTTCTAATAGATGACCATACAAAAACTTTATTTGTGTTGGCCCATCAATAGATAAGTTACGATTATTATCTTTACTTTCAAACCACAGCTGTCGTGAAGGTTTACCTACGTTAGACATTCTAACTGTAAAGTTTGAATCTCGTTTTTTAGGATGCGCCCAAGACTTTAGAACGTCACGGATCTTACCTGTAACATCATCAAGAACTTGATCAGTTATAGGGAGAGGCTCACCCCCTGAAAGTTTTTCAAGAAGATTATAAATATCGGGAACTACTGAATTTAATTTACTCATGTTTTTTTTCCTTCGATGAAAGGCAAAGCGCCTTCAGGGATTTCGTCCCAGAGATTAACTTGGAAACCGTAACGCTTTCCGCTAAGGATGTTAGAAACTCTATGAACTCTTGATGGGTTAAATAATACTACTCGATTAAAAACAGGTTTTATTCTTTCTACTTCTACGTTGTCGTCTTTACCGACTTCGTTTATTTCTAAATAACCCCCTTCGACTTCATGAGGATAACCGTAAAAGACTATACTTCTGTAGGGGTGAATAAGCTTACCGCTTTTCTCATACTCAAACTCATCTTTATCTTGATGCCAACCTAGAGAAAAGTGTGGGTCAGTTATATTTACCCAATACTCAAAGCACTTAGGTGTTGTACCATTGGCGCAGCCTGACCACAGTTCAAAAATTACTTTCTTCCATATGGTGTCTAGCTCTCCTGTACCATCCCACCAACGAGAAATAAGAGGTGGTTGTATTTCATCTAACTCTTCCCAGAGTTTTTTGTCTTGGAGCTTTAGCAAAAGGCTAGGACTACTACGTAAAAAGTTGTCTTGTACTTTCATTACTTTCCTCCACCTAAATAAGTTATAGCATTTTTAAGTACTGATACATCGTCATCAAAGCCTCCTAAAGCTCTGTTACATTTATGACATAACCAACCCCTGAACTTGCCTGTTTCGTGGCAATGATCTAGAACCCAAGAGCCGTTACGTGTATTGCCTGTTCCTTTAACCTGCTCCTCGTTCTTCTTGCAGATAGGGCAATGATAACCTTTAGGTGGCATACCGTGTATAGCTCTTAACTCTTTACGAACCTTCTGCATTTCGTTGTTACACTTACGACACTCAGCTCGTAAATAGTTTCCACCAGAAGCAAAATTAAAACTATCTAATGGTAAGAACTGTTTACATTTACTACACGTTTTTCCTTCTTCACAGCCAAGATCAGAATGTTCATGTGTTAAATCTAGTTCGGACTGATCCATTAGTGTGTCTCCGCCCAGTTAGCTCCTACATTATATTCGCCATCAAGAGGACAGTTTAGTTGTAACTCTGCGCCCGCTTTAATAATAGCTTTAATGCCAGCCTCACCTGTTGCAGCAGCATCTTCTTCATGACATTCTATCTGCCACTCATCGTGAACATTAGCAACAAACTTAGCTCTAAGGTTTTTATCTTTAAGGTCTTTATCAAGAAGCACCAAAGCTTTTTTCATGACAATAGCTCCTGCCCCTTGTAACAGAGTGTTGAGAGCTGCATGTTCAGAGCGAACAGTTAGCTTTCTACCATCTAAGCCTCGGACAAAACCGCTTTTTGCTTCTCTTTGTACTCTTCCTGTAAGAGTTTTAAATGATGGGAGATTATCAAAGAATGATTGTCTAAGTCGTTTACCTTCTTCTCTACCTCGGTTAGCCACTGAGCCAAGCTTTGCATCTCCTGCTCCGTATAATAAGGCATAGATGAAAGTCTTTGCCTGATTTCTTGATTCAAGTCCCGCAAGTTTTTGATTAGCGGTATGAATGTCTCCGTTAAGGATTTCATTTGTATAGTCCTCATCATTCAAGTAGTGTGCAAGCATTCTAAGCTCTAGCCCAGAAGCGTCTATACCAACAAGTTTATGGTTTTCTGGAACAGTCCAACAACTTCTACACTCTTTCCCATAAGGAGAATTAGTACTAGGGATCTGAGCCATATTAGGATGAGAGTGAGTCATACGACCTGTCACAGCCCCATTAGGATTTACGTAACCATGTACCCTACCATTGTCGGCTACTTCTTTTAACCAGCTATTTACCTGAGCTAAGCGTTTCTGCAACATAAGATACTTAGCAATAAGATGCGCTTCAGGAATGTTTTTTATTTTACTAAGAGTTCCTTCGTCAACAATAGCCTGACCAGTCGCCGTATATTTCTTAGGCTTCCAACCAAACTCTACTAAGTACTCGCCTATTTGTTTCCGTGAACCAAGATTAAACTCAGTGTAAGTGTCACGCCTAATAGGTTTTTTAGGATCTAGCTCTAATTTAAGTAGCTCATCTTCGCTAAGTCTTACCCCTTTACCGTCCTGATCTTTTGCCAGTTTTGACAGTGCGCCAGATTTAGTGAATTGAGCTTTAAGTATTTGAGTTGTTACTTTAGGTTTAAATGTTTCTTGTACTTCTTCTATAATCGCTGCTATCTTTTCTTCAAGATGAGCAGTTAGTAGAGTTGCTGCCTTTATGTCTAACATAAAACCGTTTTCACGCTGCTGGTCTATCAGTTTAGCAACGTCATGCTCAAGCTTAACAGACGCAGCAGTGAAACCTTTTGCTTCATGTTTCAATGAAGAGTAAACTCTTACATTTAATTT